TTGTCGGTACAAGTCCTCCATTGGTAGCGTTAACCGTGTAGATAATTGTGTCGTCAAGGCTTCCGGCTGTGTCGTAGGTGTTTATCACAAACCTTGTGATGAGTGACCCGGTGTCGTCGCTATTGATAAACGCTGCAACCCCGTTATCTTCAATATCTGCACTTATTTCGATGACGTTGTTTGAGGGTTCACGATCACTCAGCCAGACTTTCTTGGTGGATGCTGTCCCGTAATAATCGGAGAAGGAAGGGAACAGACCTTGAGAGAGTTGTTCGTATCCGTCAAAGAGATAATAATAACCCGACGTATCATCCGCAAGAGACTCCGAGCTTCCGTCAAAGTGTCCAACCTTCACACGATATCGCTTGATATTGTCATTCGAGCGAGTGAATATTCGGTTGTTTATCGAGTGAATTGTTGCGGTCGTATTGTACTTTAAAGAATCCACTTCAAGCCGTCCCGTGAGAACTTGCGATAAATCGAAGAAAGAGGTCTCTGTCGGGTTAGGAGTCAAGTAAATTTTTGAGATAACCGTTCCGTTCTCCTCAACTTGTACGATATACCGATACGCATCGGTGACGGGTTCATCCGGGATAAGTGTAAAGAGTAGTTTTTGCCCTGCGGGTAGCCATCCTGCCGTTGGGCCTGCGTCAATTGATGCCATCAGTTCGTGATTGTAATGTTTCCTAGTTTTGCTTTCAATTTGCCCGCTATATCCTCAGCGACGGCCTCCCCGAATTTGGCTTCATATCGCTTTGAAACCGCTGCATACGCTTTCTCGTAGAACCGAAGACCCACGATTCCGCGTTTCTTTACCGAGCGAGCTATTAAAAACGCTGCGGATTTGATGTTGCTCTCGCTTTGTTTCTTGAAGCGTCCCTTCTCATCTCTGAGCTTGATTCCTTTCTGCTTTATCCACTTGACAAAGACAGAGGACGGAGGTTGCTTTCTATACGAGAACGGCGACTTCTGGTTCTTCTGTGTTCCGTTCACTCCGAAATGGATAAAAGCCGCGTATTTCGCCGCCTTCCCTTTAGCTCCGAAGGTGACCTCTCGGATATCGTTTCCACGTACTCGAATCTTATAGGATAGCGACCGCTTGAGCTGACCCGAAGCGACTCCGTAGTTCTTATTCTTCCCAATCTTGCGACCACCAAGATGACGCTTTGCGCTCTTGACGATATCATCGGAGAACGCTAGAAGGACTTTGTTTAATTCGCTCATAGTTCGGGATCTTCAGGAAACCAACCTAGCTCGACCATTTCCTCGTATGTCCTCACCGTCGTTGTACTTGGAACGATTGCCCCAAACGGGAACGATTGCGAGTTGAGAACGTAGGAAGACAACTCCCGTACTTCGATTTCCGTGAGTTCCGTCATAAGCGAAATAAGACGTTCTAACGTCGCCAATGGGCTGACGGGTATGTTGTATGCGGTATCTACTTGTAAAGCGAACTGCACCCCGTCAGGATGCTCCACCATACCGAAGACCTTCCCGTCGTGTTGGTAGGGTTCTTGTGTTGCAAGTGGGGCGGTGACGCAATAGAGTTCTCGGCTGATTCGTTCCGCGCGTTGCTCGCTTGACAAAACGCCTTCAGGTAGTACTATGATATATCCGTTCATATTGTTATGTCGTAGAAGGTTGCAATGTTGGTTTCGATGTTCGTGCGGTTGGCGGATTCGTCGGAGTGGTAAATAATGAGTTCTTGAATTGTTCCATCCATTGGGTTGCTTCCCGTGTCGTTGCTCGAACCGATTGCCCCCGCTGTTGGCGTTGCGCTTTGTAAGGACGCTGTAACCGCCAAAGTCCCGTCTAAAAATGCGCGCGCATCGCCCTGCGTACTTCCTGCGATGTTTGTAATAATATGTTGATTAGTGTCGGCTTGTTGAATTTCATTGACTGTAAAACTTGTACCATATGCGAAGTATTCTTTATTGTCGCTGTTGTACAAATAACTACCGTACCATCGCGTATTCGGAACGCCTAAACTGTAAACAGTATGCGAGCTTCCTGAAGTAGCGTCCCGGGTGTAAACTGCAAAGCCTGAAGCGTTATTGATATTCGACGGAAGCGCACCACTGACCAAAGGAATATAATTCGAACTTCCATCAAAGTCTATCGCCGGCTTCCCGTTCTCCACTATCACCACACCGCTTGAAACGATTTTCGGTTGTGAACCCGTAGCCGTCTGCGTCGCGTCGTTGCTGTTTCCGCTTTGGTCGTACCAAGTCTTTACGAACGCATCGCCCGTACCTGCGAAAGCCAAAAGCGAAACCGTGTCGAGTTCTGAAAATACGTTGAAGCCTATATCTTGCTCGGCGTTGTCTGACGACCTACGGACGCGGATAGCTGAACCAACATAGCTCGAATCCAAAAGCCTCAAAGAGTACGCCGCCGCCGCACCTGAATACGTGTCGAGTAGTGGCGTGTTTTGAGTGAAGTAGTCGCCTATATTTTCTTCGATGCTCGTTTGGTCTGTTCCTGATTTGTCCGACGGGTAAATAATAGCTTCCTGCATTGAAGGCATACCAATTCCCGTATTTGTTGACCACCCAAATTCATAGGTGTAGCTACTGCCGTCAAAATTTACCACAGAATTCAAAGAACCATTTGCCGCGAAGTCGAAAATCGAGTCGCGTGTAAAGCTTGCTGTCACACCATTCACATAGGTTGTTGGGCTTCCGCTCCTAACGTTAAACGCTCCGCTTGTGCTTCCGTCTTCTATTAGCAATAAATAATCGCTTGACGGACTACCGCCATTAAAAACCACACCAACTTTTGAAACGGTTGGATTTGTTTCTAATAGTCCAAAAAAGGTGCTGTTATTCACACCCGTTGCAGTAGTGACCAGCCCCGTAGTCAATGAATTGCTCTGAAGCATTGCCTTCCCGTTGTTCTTAACCAACGCCCCACCCGTGTAAATCGTCGGCTCGTTTGCAGGTGCTGCCGCCGTTGCCGTGTTTCCGTTTCCTGATTGGTCAAGCCATTGATAGACCGTGCAGGTCGTACCCGTGCAGAACGAAATAATATCTGCCTCCGAGATGTTGCCTGAAGCGTCAAAGCCTATGGTTGTGGTCGTGCTATCCGATGCCCTGCGAATGACCATGCACTCGGTGTTGGCTCGCTTGAGTTGTCTCACCGAATACGCGGCTTCTGCTCCTGAGCCGTAAGACTCATCAAGGAGTTTCGCGCTTTGGTAGTATGCTGATATATTGCCTTCGATGTCGGTTCTGTCGGTGGATTTGTCGGAGTGGTAGACAATGAGTTCTTGAATTGTTCCATCCATTGGGTTGCTTCCCGTGTCGTTGCTCGAACCGATTGCCCCCGCTGTTGGCGTTGCGCTTTGCAAGGACGCCGTAACCGCCAAAGTCCCGTCTAAAAATGCGCGCGCATCGCCCTGCGTACTTCCTGCGATGTTTGTAATAATATGTTGATTAGTGTCGGCTTCTTGAATTTCATTGACTGTAAAACTTGTACCATAAGCGAAGTATTCTTTATTGTCGCTGTTGTACAAATAACTACCGTACCATCGCGTATTAGGAACACCTAAACTATAAACAGTATGCGAGCTTCCTGACGTAGCGTCCCGTGTGTAAACTGCAAAACCTGAAGCGTTATTGATATTCGACGGAAGCGCACCACTGACCAAAGGAATATAATTCGAACTTCCATCAAAGTCCAACGCCAACCTTCCGCCCTCTTTTACCAACGCGCCACCCGTGTATATGGTCGGTTGATTTGCAGGGGTCGTCTGCTCCGCGTCGTTACCGCTTCCCGTGCCGCCCGTCTGACTCTGATCGTGCCAGACTTGGACTGTACAAGTACTTCCCGTGCAAAAATTCGTTATGGCTGATTCATCGATTTCTTCGCCTACGAATCCAATCGTCTGCGTCGTTCCATCGCTTGCGCGTCTAATGGTCATGCAAGCCCCTGAATAATTCCCGTTCAATCTACGCGTGCCGTATGCCGCCGCTGCTCCACTTCCATACGTCTCATTGAGTAACCCCGTG